GCGCGCATCCAAATCTCGAATCTGGGCATTTGCGGCGGCGCCAGTAAATAAGAGAGCGGCGAGAATGATGAATATATTTTTCATCTTAATTCCCTCCGCTCAATCCAAATACCGATGTAATAAGAGCATCCGACCCGCCAACCTCATAAATCCATCTGCCTTTTATACTGTCGGCAGTCGCCGCATTGGTCCATGTGAGACCATAAGCCCCATTTGAAAGATAAACCGTGCTGTCAGTCCTGACCGCTGTCCATGCACCAGCACCCTTTTTCGAAAGAAGAGCCATGGCCACGCTAGTATTGATTGATCCGATATTAAAATACCATGTCACTTTCTGAAACCCCTTCACCGAGATCGGGTCGGTATATCCAGGCGCGCGGTACGTCACAGTATCCTGAACCGCAGTAATCGCCTGAACCACCCATGTAGTACCATTCCAAATCCATTTCTTTCCGGTGTCGGTTTCCGTGAAGATGGATCCCTCGTCGGCCGTTGTCGGCTTCGTATCGCTCGACAACCCGATATAGGTCTGATATCCGACCACCCTTTTCACTTCGGCTGTCGCGTTGATAGAAAGGAAGATCATCATCAACACAATCATAATTCCGTGAATGGCTTTCATCGAATCCTCCCTCTGCTTCAATATGGTGTCACCCCGCGAACCCGGCGGCCTTCGGAAACCTGCGAAAGCAATTTCACCTGGTCATCCCAGAATAATATACCCTTGCGTACTTCGGCGAGATCGGCCCTCGCGAGAGTCCGGCCGGCGATAGTGTATGACTGCCCGCCGGCGAGGAGCTTCTCCTCCGCCTCGAGATACGCCGCAAGTTTCTCTTCAGCCTGCGCAAGTGTGATTCCGGCCATTTCCATTCGCCTCATTGATGGTTCATTATCCCTGTTTAAAGGCACTATACCACAATATTTTGTGTTGTCAAGCGAATCTTATGCCACAAAGTGTGGCAGCGAAAGTCGGGGATTTTAAGAGGTTTTGGCACGAATGTTGCTTACATTCTCACGCGCCCAGACCAGATCCTTATCACATTATGGGAGAGGGGTCAAAGGGTGAGGGTTCACGCCACCCCCCGACTCCGCATCCGCCGCCCGTTGCCTATGAGCTGCGACATCGGAGTTCCGCCGATCTTTGCGCGTTCCTGGAACCATGCCACCGTGGCGTTGACATCCACACCGAGGATGTCGAGGGCGGCGATGTTGTAAACCCGGCAGTCGAGCGCCTCGTTGCGGATCCCCTCATGCTTCGGCTGCCAGCTCCGCACACGGTGGCCGCGCACCCTTTTGATGGCCGGTCGTTCGGCGAGGAGCTGCTCGAAATAGGCGCGGTCATATTCCGATGGAAAATGGCAATATCCCGGACCGTGCTCCGCCTGTGAGAGATTTGCCGCCAGCATGTCCTTGGCCGTGTCGACGCCGACTTGGTAGAGATTAACCCTGCCCTGGTTGTTCTTCGAGGGCCTCGAGGTGAGCGGCTTTCCCTGGCCGCCGACGCCTTTGAGAGCGAATACTCCCCAATTCCAGCGGGGTCGGCAATATTCGTAAACCCGCTGGGTATGATGTCCGCCGGTATCTATCCCGCAGCCGAGAATCCGCAGCTCCAAACCGCTCTCGTGACGGAACCGCTTGCGTAGATAGAGATCGAGCGCATCCCATACATCCGGTTTCGATGGGTCCCCCGGTATGATGTGAAAATCGAGTGACCAATTCTCGCGGTTCGCTCCCCAGGCGACGGCCTCCCATTCGAGGCGGTCATCCTGGACATCAACCCCGACGGTGATGATCACGCCGCCCATCGGCACGAGCACCGCGTCGTAATTCTCCCGACGTTCCATGAGTTTTTCGGCGGTTGATATTTCCTTGCTCTCGCGCCAGACCTCGCCGAGCGCCGTGTTCACCCATACCCGGAGGAGCTCCGGATCATCCTTCGATTCGAGGAAATTCCGCACTGTCTCGCTGAACCGCACCCATGGGGAATAGAGTTCGTTGATGGTGAATCCGGCGTGCTCTTTGTTCTCCGGATGTTCCGCGCGCCATTCGCCGCGGGCGAGCATTCCGGGGAGATCGGCGTCAGTCTCGACCCCGCCGCAATGCGGACAGACATGCACCGCCGTCTCGGGCATATGACGGCCATCCTCTGTCTTCTCCCAGACGACATGCTCCCATTTGAGGAGATGGAATCCGCCGCAGTTGGGACAGGGGAGCCAGTACCGCCGCTGATCCGAATGATTGAATGACTCATCGATCCGGCTCGCACCTTCCCAGGTCGGCGTGGAGACAAGGATATATTTGCGGTTGTGAAAGTTCACCGCCCGCTTTTTGCCAAGGTTGACCGGGTCCCCTTCGGTGCCCGCGCTCGCAGGATAGCGGTTGACCTCGTCAAAAAGAACGATCCGCACCGGGCGGCTCGCGAGTGAGGCAGGTGAATTCGCGCCGGCGGCGGTAAGATGCCCGCCGGGAAAACGCTTATGCAAAATCTCATTGCCGGAATTACGGCTCTTCACCGCGCTCACCTTCATCCGGAGCCGCAGAGAATCCCTTACCATCGGCGCCAGACGGTCCTTCGACCACGCCCGCGCCATATCGAGCGTTGGCTGGATCATGAGCATAGGCGCCGGGTCCTGGTCGATGTGATAGCCGATGATATTGTTGAGGATTTCGGTTTTCCCCACCTGGGCGGAACATTTGATGGTCACGGTCTCTATCGACGGGTCGGTGGAGACATCCATCATCTCACGCTGGTAAGGCGCCCTCGAGGTGGTCCACTGTCCCGACTCGGCGCTCGATTCGGCGGAGAGTTTCCTGTGACGGTCCGCCCATTCACTGACCTTGAGGAGGGGAGGGGGGGCCCACCGCCGGATGATCCGCTTGAGTGAGGCGATAAGATTTTTATGTCTGAATGAGTTCATCGCGATTCGACTTCATCCCTTTCCTTCAGCTCCCAGATGTCGACCAGAAAATAGTTCCCGGACATATCATGGACATATGCCTTCATTTTTTTTATATCGAATTCTATGAATACTACTTCATTATCACCATATCTATAAATACCTTTTCTTTTCAGGGTCATTCCTGAACTGATCCCCAACATATTTTTCAGATCAAACATTACCTATTTCCCATCGCGCTTGAGACCAATTTTCTTTGCAAAAGTATGGAGCTCTTCAATCGAACAGGCGATGAGATGATTGCCATCGGTGAAGATGCACATATCATATCCTGTCGATACAAGACGGAAACTCGTTCCATTCCCGCCCATCAAGCAGGCGACTCCCTGGTCTCTTTATATTATCACAGTTTTTTAGAAAGAATGGCACGCCCGCTGCAATGCACTGGTCGCGCAATCTCCGCGCCCAATGAGGATTCATGGGACGGGCGCCAGGACCTGTTTCAGCGCCGCAGATTACCCAATCAATAGTTGGCCCGCGTCTAACCGTCTTGGTGATAATCTGATGCGCGCCTTGAAGGGGATTCGTGAAACCATAACCATAACCGGGAATCGGATTTGATCGGACGAGATCCAATGCTCCAAGTGCCGGTTCGATACTCACAAAATAGAGCGCCGCCTTGTGCCTGAGCATCTCCCCAATACGCCATGTCTGTTCCTGCGTCTCGACCGTCACTCCAAGTCCCACATTCGGTGTGAATCCAAGTGGCGGCATCATATCACCGATATTCTCCGGGCGTTTCGTGAGGAGAAGCCAGAACAGGTTCGCTGTCCCCTCGATGAGTTCCAACAGCCTATCACGTTCGGCCCTCGGCCCCTCCGGGTCGAATATATCGCACATACTTCCACAGAATACCTTCACCCTTTTTCCGGCCTCCATCGCATTTTTATCCCACCGGCGCGGCTCATTCCAATATTTCTCTCCGAACCTCCTCCGTGGTTTCCCCGGCCCGAAACAGTCGCATCCGAATCGCTTTGCCCATCGATGAGCATAGCAGTGGTCACATCCGGGACTGCCCGTGTGGGTGCATCCCCACCAGGGATTAAAAGTACAATCTGTCCATTCAATTTTAGAATCTTTCATTCTCTTTCCCCCAAAGTCTCAAACATCTCCTCTTTCCCATCCATCAGTTCAGCCGGTTTAACCGCGGCGAGTTCTTCAAGGATTTCCCGAACAGCATCCTCGAGTATTCGGCGCACCTCGATTATATCTCCAGATACCGCACAAAGCGGCGCCGTCCTGCTTGGAAGGGCAAGCATCCGCGCCCGCGCCGTGGCGACGATCTGAGCGAAGATGATTTCGACCGCCCCGATTTCGACAAGCGCTCCTTCCATCTTTGCCATTTCGATTTCGAGCATTCTTGCCCGCGCATTTCCTTGTCTCATCTTCCAAGGCTGCGCTTGATAATCCGGTAGGGATCCTTCCTGTCCATCTGGATTGGTGGATGATTGCGACGCCAGCGAACTCCCGGTCAGCTCTTTGACGACTCGCTCCCGTTCCCGCTTGATGATCCAATTGATAAAAACTGCACAATCAATTAGTAGGGGGCGACCTGGGCTGCCGCCGCCCTTCGCGATAGGCAATCCCGAGTCTATCATGGCATGTAATGTACTCACCGAAAAGCCGCTAAAGTAAGCCAGATTATCTAGCTTCATCAGCGCTCCTTTTCGGTTCGCCGCCATGCTGTCAAGAGCTGCTGTTGTATCGCCCATCTTTCAATATCCATCATTTATTGTGATCTTAAATTACCATATAACAATCAAATACGAGCAATAAGTGTAAATCATAATATCTAACTATTGATCCGGCGGGGTTTTGTTTATCAGCTGTATAGATTCACGAAAGGACCCGTCAGCGTTCTCCACTCACTATCTTCCTAACCATGCTTTCGCTTATATGATATTCTTCGCCGATCTCTCGATATACCGCCGAGAGTTTACCATCCGCTCTTCTGATAGCAT